AAAGATAAATTAGCTAGTTATTTTACTAAGTAACAGTTTACATTATTAGAAATTTAATATATAATTATAGGTATGAATAAGACACAAAAAGACTTATCAGATATTGAGTTAAAAGCTATTGCATATGATGAAATGACAAAAATAGAAAAAGCACATAATATTTTAAATATTATAAACCAAGAGTTAGCTAGTCGAGCACAAAATACTCAAACTAAAACTAAAATGGGAGAAGAGACAGTTGTAACTCCAGAAGTTACAGAGAAAGTAGTTGAGACAGTTGAGGAAACTGTAGCAGAAGTAGCTGAATAATGATTATAAGCATAATCGGAGCAATTCCAGATGAATTACTCTACATAAAACAAATGCCGTTAAAATCTGGTTCAAGTAAAAAAACAATTAGTTCAAATATCCGTACAGAAATGAAACACGGGAAAAAACAGAAGCAAACGATAGCCATAGCAATAAGTGTCGCAAAGAAAAAGAAATAATGTTTATACTTGCTATTCATTAGCTCCTGAAGTTGAATGAGTAGCAGAATATAAAAATTATGAGAAAACTAACTAAAAGAGAACAAGGATATATAAAAGATGTAACTAAAGGAGAAAGCAAAAGACAAGCCGTGCTTAATAATTATGATGTAAAAAACTTAGACGGAGCTGGTTCAATGGCTGATGCAATAGAGAAAAGACCCGAAGTTAAAAAAAAGTTACAATCTATAGCAGATGCAATTCCTGATGAATTACTTATTAAAAAACACTTGGAATTACTTAACTCTACTATTGGAGAGAATGATAAGATTGATGTTCAAGGAGTAAAAGCAGGACTTGATATGGCTTACAAGATAAAATCCACTTATGCTCCAGAGAAAACAGAGAGTAAAGTAACTATTGAAACTATGTCTCAAGAGGAGAAAGAAGCATTACTAAATTTACTTAAATAATATATGTGCAATAACTCTTTTATTTTCATAGTTGGAACACTAGGAATAATAATTATAACAGTTGGTGCTATTTACTTTATGTATAAAATAAAAGAATGACCAAGCAAGCATTAGAACGTATGATAGTAGGAACAAAAGAAGAAAGGATATTCTTATCTGAACAATCCTTTGGTTTATTCTGCATATATTACTTTAAAGACTATTTCAAATATGCACTTGCCGACTATCACTACGATTTCTTTAAAGATTGCCACGACTTAGTAGATAACAAGATAAGAGAAGTAGCTTGGATTGCATTTCGTGAAAGTGGTAAGACTTCTATAGCAAAACTATTTGTCATTTGGCTTATTGCTACAGGAAAGAGAAGATATATAAACGTTGACTCATTCGACAAAGAGAACGCTGAACGTATATTGTTTGATGTAGCTTTTGAAATGACTAACAATAAAAGACTACAACAAGACTTTGGTATTCTATTTAGTAAGCAAAGAAGTATTGAAGATATTAAACAGAACAGAATTAACAACTTCGTCTGTGAGAATGGAGCTCGTGTTGAAGCACACTCAACTCAAGAGTCAGTTCGTGGACGTTTGCACTTGAACCAAAGACCTGATGCTCTAATCTTAGATGATATAGAAACTAACAAAACAAAGGATAGTAAAGCATATACAAAGCAAGTACAAGACCATATTACAGAAGCTATGGCTGGTATGTCGCCAGATGGATTTATGCTTTATCTAGGAAATTACATAACCGAGTACGGGAACATTAACTACTTATTTGAACGAGCAAAACACGACTCTGGTATTAGAGTTCGTAATATACCAGTGATACTTGACTCTGGGATACCTGCGTGGACTTCAAAATACGCCCTTACAGACGTTGAAGCTAAAGAAACAGGTAAAGTATCAATCGAGGATAAAAAGCGTCAATTAGGCTCTCTGGTGTTCTCGTATGAGATGATGAACAAACCTATTGACGAAATGCTTGCAGAGTTTAAGAAAGAATATGCACAGTTTGCAACAGAAGATGATGTAACAAAACTTGAAACTAATTGCTATATAACTATTGACCCTGCTGTGTCAGAGAAAGAAAGTGCAGACTATACTGGAGTAACTGTGAATAGAATATCAACCCAGAACAAATGGTACATAAAGACTTATAGACTTAAAATCAACACAAAAGACTTAATTGACCACTTGTTTTACTTGAAAAAGACTTATAATCCTGCATTTATAGGTATGGAAAAGACTACTTTTACTATGGCAATACAACCATTTATGGACGAAGAGATGAGAAAACGCAACATATTCTTTTCTGTAACACCTTTGGAGTACAAATCTATAAACAAAGAGACTAGAATTCGTGGACTTATCCCACGTTGGGAGAACAAATCAATCTTTTTAGTAGGGGATAACTTTGAACTGCTAGAGGAGATGAGAACATTTCCAAATGGACAACACGATGACTGTATAGCAAAAGATACTTTGATTTTAACAAAACGAGGAGAAGTAAAAATACAAGATATTACCACAGAAGATTATGTAATGACTCGTGGAGGATTTCAAAAAGTATTGAAGGTATGGGATAAAGGAATATTACCAGTTATAACCAATCTTATAACTGGTACACCAGAACATAGGGTTATAACAACAAAAGGAGAAAAGCATTTGTGTAAACTAGACGAGTCTGATATACTATACATATGGAACAACCAAACAAAATCTATAGAGAAACAATCTTATATAATGGTAAAAAATTTCACAGATACCCAGACTCAAAAAGACGACAACATAGAGCATACTACTGGAAACACGACTCAAGTAATAAATGTCCAGTCCCACTACACAGGCAGATTTGGATTGACAACTTTGGTGAAATACCTAAAGGGTTTCATATACACCACAAAGACGAAAATACACTTAATAATGAAATATCTAACCTTGAAGTCATATCTCATTCAGACCACGCCAAATACCATTCTAGGAAACCAGAACGAATTACTCTTGCAAGAAACAATGCTTATGGGAAACTTGCTCAATTCCAAGAACAGTCAAAAAGGTGGAGAAAAACTAAATCAGGTATTGAGTGGCATAAAGAACACACAAAAAACTCAATTAACAAACCAGTTACGATTAGATGTAAAGAGTGTAATGAAATTGCTGTTAGGTATATGGCGACATCTAAGTTCTGTTCCAATAAATGTAGAGGTAAATCAAATTCAAGAAAATTCAGAGAGAAAAACCCAAATTACTACAAAAAGAGTGTACGACCTGATGATAGAAAATCATCACGAGTTTTTTGCTAGTGGTATTTTAGTTCATAACTGTTTAGATAGTTTAGCTTATCAATTACCACACGCACACGCACCTTTTAGAAAGATTTATCCATTAATGGGAGATGATAAAGAAGTAAATCCTGCTATATAATTTTACATTTTTAAAATATAGTATATAATTATAATAATGGCTAAAACTCCAGCAAAAAAAACAGTGGCAAAAAAATCTCCTATAAAAAAAGTAGAGGTTATTAAATTTCCTGAATATAAAGTAGAAGTAAAGATGAATGACACAGTCCACAGCATTGAAACTGATGACATTGAAACTGCTTTATTGTCAATAAGCCCTTTTAATATAAAGACTAGGGTGCATTTTATAATATGGAAAGGAGATAAGAAGTGCGAGAAATTAACAAATGCTTTTGAAGCAAAGCAAATATTTAGAAACAAACTCTATATGTTTATCTTTATCAAAAGACTAATATTTAAATAATAAATGGAAAATACCGATGTTTTTAGTTATATTTTAGCGGAGAAAAACAACTATGCAACAGTAAGAGTTCCTTTGACGTCTAGTAAGGACTGGAATATGAAGGAACATATTGAAAGATGTACAAACGTAGCTAATGCTTGGTTTCATCAAGGTAAAAACGATGGATTAAGACCTTATGACGATATAGTAACTCCTATAATCAATGTTGCTTTTCGTTCAGAAGGTTTTGATGTGAAGGACATTGTCCCATATGTAAACGATATAAATTACAGTTACAAGTCATTTATCATCAAGAAACTACACCCACAATGGGCTAGAAAGAATGAATTGGACACTTTTATTGACGAAGTAGTAGAGAGTTCTATCATCTATGACCTTGTACTAGTAAAGAATATCAATAATACTCGCCCAGAAGTAGTTGATTTAAAGACTATAGCTTTCTGTGACCAGACTGATGTAATGGCTGGACCTATTTGTATTGAACACCAATATACAATCTCTGAACTTGTTGAATTTAAAGACAAATGGAACGCAGACAAGATTGATGAAGCTATCATAATGTCCCAAGCAGAAAAGGAAAATAGTATTGCGAGTGATAGAAAAGTAAAGACTCCAAGTAAATATATTAAAGTCTATGAATTAAGAGGTAAACTCCCAGCTACTTGGCTTGATAATACAGCAGAGCCTTACACATATTCAGACCAAATCCACATAGTTTGCTATTATACAACAAAAGACGGCACACAGAACGGTATAACGCTTTATAAAGGTATAGATAAGCCACTATCTGATAATTTCAAAGCTCTAAAAATAGACACAGTTCGTTCTAAAGGTAGAGCTTGCGGAAGAAGTATCGTTGAAACACTATTTGAACCACAAGTTTGGAGAAACTATGACGCTATTAAAATCAAAGCATTACTTGATAGTGCAATAACAATATTCCAAACAGACAGTGAAGAATTAGGCAACCAAAAGCTAACAGACCTAAAGAACAACACTATTATAAAACACGAAACTGGCAAACCTATTTCTAAAGTAGATGGCTCACTACAAAACCTTACTGCATTTACAAACGACCAAATTAAGCAAGAAAACTCTGCTCGTATTTTGGGCAGTGCAAGTGATGCACAGCTAGGTACAAACCCAGTATCAGGAACACCATTTGCACTGCAAGCTCTTGTAGTACAGCAAGGACAAGGCTTTCACGAGTACAGACAAGGTAAGATTGCTACTTTCTTTGCAGATGTACTTTACAGAGATTGGATATTAGGCTATTTAGTAGATGAGATAAATACGGGAATAAAGTTTAGTGAAGAATTATCACTGGAAGAAATGCAGGAAATATCAGAAAAGATTGCAGATTGTGAAGCAGAAGAGGAAATAAAGAAGATTATTGTAGAGACAGGTAAAGTTCCAACGAATGAAGACCGAGAGATGTTGAAGCAAACTATCAAGGAAAACTTCATCAAGAAAGGCAGCAGAGTATTCTTTGAAACAATAAAAGACGAGTTAAAGGACATTCCAGTAGATGTATTCATAAATATCAAAGGAAAACAAAGGTATATGGCTCAAAATGCGGACAAAATCACAAACATCTTACGAGAAGTTATGAGAAACCCACAAGCATTTAGTCAAATCCCTGGCGTAGCGAAAGCATTTAATCAGGTGCTAGAGGAAAGTGGTTTGAGCCCAATAGACTTCACACAAGTAACTCAAGCACCAATACCAGTACCAAATACACCAGTAGAAGCAACACCTGTCGGAGGTGAAGCACAATTACAAGCATAATTATTAAAAATGAAAGAATATTTAACTGAAATTGAAATATCAAAAGTAGAACAGTTTTGTGCAGATGAGAATATGTACAATGCAGTAAAGAAAGTCTTGTTGGCTACACTTTACTACAAAGGGGCATTGCATAAAGGAGAGAAGTTAGAAGCAAAAAACCAAGCATTTAACCTTATCTCACAAGCGTATGCTCAAGGACAAGAAGTAACAAATGAGGTTTTAGGGCAAGAGATAAGGGGTTTGTTTGAGGGGGTAAACGCATTGGAGAATGGCTTCAATGAATTAAAAACAATTAAAAAAGACTCAGAAGTCGTAGAGTCGCCATATAATATAGCTGTTTAGTTATGGAAAACAATAAATATAAAAATATCACAGAAAGTGGTATCGTAAAAAATGGGTTCGGGCAATTAAGTAAGGTTATTATTAATTCACATTCATCAGGAACTTTAAAACTCTATGATGGAATAGAGGGAGGTGTTCAAGCAACTTCTACACTAACAAGTGCAGGTGCTTGTGTTCCAGCATCACACGGACAAACAGAATTAACAAGTTCTGGTGCTATGGTAGCAGGTACTCACGCAGTAACTGTATTCACAGCAACACAAAACTTTCAAGAGGGAGTAAAAGCTAGTGCAGTTCTAACGTCTAACGGAACACAACCTACAGCAGGACAAGCAGTTGTATTA